GCCGCTGCGGTACCCGCCAAATTGTCAGTTACAACTGTGCCTCGACGCAACAAAAGGACTTTGCTGCCCGCTTGTACTTCGTCTTTGGCAAAGTTAATGTGTTGACGTGTTAAGTCTAAACTTACAACGTCATTTAAGAGCAACCCAGCAGGCAAGTCTCCAGAGCCAGTGGCTACAATAACCACAGCTGAAGAATCATCCATACTTGCTCCAGAACCGTCAGTGCTGTGGGTTACAATTTGTCCCCGTGTAGCGGTTTCGTTCATGAAGAAACTAAGGTCTGTGAGATGCTCGACTCTATCAGGTTTAAGTGCCATTTAGAAATCTCCTTTACTCATTAGTGTTAAGGGTATTGTTGATCTTAGATTTATTAAAAACATAGGAATCAACCCAATTGCGAAGACTAGCACGAGTGTGTTCTGATTCATCTACTTCTTCATCAGAAGCAACTGAAAGATCAGCCTCTTCTTCTACGGAAGCAGTCTCTAGAACTTCTTCAACCAACTCTTCGGCTTCAGCCTCAGCTTCTTCAGACTCTTCAGCTTCTGCTGCTTCATCTGTTTCTTCGGCTTTGTCATCGCCTTCTTTTGCTTCAGTCTCATCGACTTCAACAACTTCTGGTTTGACGCTAGCAATTGTAGCTACAACTTCACTAAATTGCTCATCTGTAAGAGATGCAAAAGTTTCAAGCTTAGCTTCAACCTGATCTTCAGCAATACCTGCTTCGATTAAGGCGGTGGCTCTCGCGTTTCGCTTTTCCTTCTCTTCCATTTCTGCGATTGCAGCTTCTGCTGTGTCTTTAGCTTCAGTCAACTCAGTGATTGTAGCTTCTAGGGCTGCAATCTTTTCTGCGTCTTCTTTAGCTGCTTCTTCAGCTTTTGCTGCGGTTTCACTTAAGGACTCAACCATCTGATTTAACTCAGAGGCTTCAGCTTCAAGTTTTTCGACGTTAGCCTCGGAAACTTTATTAGTAAGCTCTTTAATCTCTGCTTGTGATGCAGAAAGGGCTTCTTTAAGTTCCTTGACTTGTTCGTTCAAGAAATCGCTTGTCATAAGAATCTCCTCTTCGGAACCTGCGTTAGAAAGAATGTTTTGTTCTACTCTAACTGATACACCATTATTTTTAGAAAACAGGTTTTTTGCTATTGAGGCACCTGCAAAATCAAAGACTTCATCATTGTCAAAAATGACACTTTCTGGATTTGCGGGTTTCTCTACAAAACCTTTCCCTGAAAACGTAATATTCCTCAACATTCTACCCACTCTATGGTCTTGATATTCGCCGGTTCCTCCATAAGATCTTAAATGCCTTGTTAGGAAAGAAGTTTCTTCATTCCTTGAGACAATATGATTTTCACCTTCTGGTGATTGAACGGCATAATCAAACCCACGGAATATGCATTCCATTGAGACGAACATGTTACCCTGTTCGATTTTTCTTATTAAATCTTCTGCTCTAGCTTGATATTCTTGATCTTGCCATTGTCTGTATATAACAGAAGAGACTAAAATGTGCATTTTATCTGGCAGTTCTTCAGCTGTTGAATTCTCATCAACAAGATTGAAGTCGTCATCGACTGGCCAGCTTGAAATTATACTTCCAATAATTTTCTTTTCGTCATGTTCTAGATTTGCAGGCTTGTATTGAGGAGTTTTGCGGGCTGCCCAAACTTCTTCTGATCCAAACACATCATCGTTCTTGTTCCAAGATGAAGTGACGAGAATAGAATATGTATGATAAACGTCATCGTCTTCTGTGCCCGCAATAGATAAAGACTCTGAAGCATTTACCTTAGAAGAGTCCAGTACTGCTGGTTTAATCTGATCTGCGGAACAAACAGGGGAAGCGTATGCTATTGAAGCGTTGCTTCTTATCTGCTCCTCTAGTCCCGCTTCTTTTTCCGCTTGATATATAATTATTTTATTCATTGATTACCTCTTTATTACTTACACCAATAGGTCGTTGTTCTCTACAAAATAAGTGTAGTAAGAAGCACGAATGCTTCTAATCTCGTCGATAGCTAGGCGTTCTTCTGCATCTTCAGATGCTTGAGATATCCATTGTTCACATTCATTATGAATACTTCTATTGTTCATGCCAAACTTTATAGCTTTAGCAATAGCCTCTTCATTTACCTCTGAATTGGGAGACAAAGAGCATAGTATCTCGAACTTAACCTTTTCTGCTTCTTGTGTCTGTTGAGAGCTTAGACTTCTCATATTCTTCTTTTCAAATCTTTCCAAAAGAACTGGATTTGTTATCTTTGATATTTTAGCTTGTGCTTTTTTAGCCCATAACTCAGTCTTAGCCTTTATGGCCGGTTTGAACTTTCTTCTTTCTCTTGGAGTGTCATCGGTGGAGTTTTTGGGACGTCCGGGCTCTCCGGGGGAAGGATTGTCTTCCACTTTGGGGGCTGGACCATTAGGTCTGGATCTCATTTCAAGTCCTGTCTTCTCATCAGGGCTCTTAGGATCAAGCTTTAGACCAACCTGAGAAGGAGAAGCTACCCCTGTTTGTAGAGCGATTTTCTCAAGAGAGAAGTCTTTATCGACAGAATGATATGGACTAACCTTTTCTTGCATCTTTCCTCTACCTCTCTTTTTGGCTTCGTTTGAGATCCTTTTCTCTTCAATTCCGGGCTTAGCCTTAATCTGTCTCTGTATAAACTCATCACTAATGATGTTTCTGTCAGCCAGATTTACCATTAACTGCATCATGGAGGCAGGGTCGTCCAGCTGTGTAAAGTCAAACTCTATCTGAGGAGACTGTCTAAAACCCATAGACTTCTGAATAACTTTTACTTGATAATTCCAAAACTCAGTAAGAATGGATCTAACGTAGTTCAGTCTCTCTGTTAACGTTTTTAGAGAGATGAAATTATTTGTAGTTCCACTAGCTCCAAAAGTTCCCGTTAGTGTGGGAGGTATACCAAGACAAGAGTATATAGACATAAGAGTAGGTCTATATTTCTCTTCTCCTAAAAATCTCTGAACATCGGTTCCGGTTTCTAGAAGCTCAATATCTGGCCCCCAAACAATATCCATTGTTCCACCACCAGTGTTGGCTCCCAATATGCCTCCGAGAGCATTTGCGGCTGTTGGAGTAGGGGCGAGCTTATGGTCTAGACTACCAAGCTTCCACACCCTGATCTTATTCACAGCACCATCTAGTGCCGCTTTATCGGCAAGTTTCAGTTTTTCATATAAAATAAGATCATCAAAGCAGGCATAAGTCATGGGATCAGCCCATACTTGCCAATCATCTTTTTTATAGAAATATGTAAAAGTTTTGTCCTCAGGCAATAATATTCCCTTGCCAGAGTTTGTGGTATCTAGAAATTCTTTAGGAATACTTTTGAGCATCTTCCTTTCAATAGGATCTCCAGAATTCTTTATTTTATTAAGATCCCTTTTCAAGTCTTTTGGTATGTCCATTCTATAAAGATAGTTTCCCGACATAGAGGCCAGAGGTCCACCAACCACGTCCAATAGTAGAGGATCAAGAAAGTTATACTGCCAAGGAAGCTCACCCTTTCTAAATAGATTTTCTTTAAGGTCAGCCTTCATGTCTATCTCTGCTACAGCTTTTTGCATTTCAAGACGTTTGCTCTTATTGAGCTTAGCTGTCTTCATTCTTATAACAACATTGGCTTCTCTAAAAAGGAGATTGCAGAACCTTTCTGAAACAAAGGAGCCTTTTACTCTAGAAAACCAGTCATTATAGAATCTTTCTATTCTTGGGTTGGGGTGAACTAATCTAATTCCTTGGCAGGCAAAGTCACCCATTAAGTCAATTGAGTTTCTTATAAGGCCTATCTGCCTATAAGATTTTCGAGCAAAGGAGATAATCTCTTTTGACTTAGTAGGGACTTTTTCGCTAGAACGAAAATAGTCATAGTCGCTTTTTTGGAGTCCGGGACGACCGCTTTGGTATGTAGTTATATTGTCATATGAATTTCGACTTGCAGAGGCGAACTCAGTTATAGAGCTAGTGTAGTTTTTTAGAGCAGCACTTTTCCCCTCTTCATCTTCCCAAGAAGCGTAGGCTTCTCCGTTCTGAAGAGCGTGGTCTATATCTTTCTGTTTGCTGCGCGGATATTTTTTATCTACCATCATAATCCTCAATGAGTATTAAACTGAAAACAATACCTATTATAACTTACACCAATCCTAATTATTCTTATTAACTACAATAAAACTGTCTGGAGAAATGTTTTGAGCCCATTCTGGCCCCTTGTACATGCTTCCTCCGGCTGCTTCTGGTTGTTGACCGACCACTAGGCCTACGTGTTGATATGTAGGCGGTGGTAGCTCTCTCTGTATCGTTCTTGCTATCATATTAGCAATGACCAAAGCGCTATAACGGTCTTTTCTCATTCTTCCCTTTTTTCCAGACCCTAGCTTTACTTCTGGAGTATTCCATCTTTCTCTTCCTGCTGCAGTCACGCTCATTACTATGGTGGATAGCTCGTCCTTTAGTTCTTCTACCTCCATTGCAGCATCCTCTAGTGTATCATAGAGCTTTAAGGCATCTGAATTGCCAACTTTTTCTTTCATTTCCTTAAATAGTATCTTATCTTTTTCAGAAGTAAGGCTTAAGGTCAGGGTGTCAAAACGAGGAAACAACAAAACCTTGTCTTCTAAGTCTTTTCTAAGTCCATGATTAGCATTTGATGTCCAAACTGAGCTGGCAAAGTTTATAAGCTCTAAGCAATGATCTCCGGCTAGATCGTCAGTATCTTTCTTTTTGTTTTCTTCTATAATTTCATAGATAGGTCTTTCTCCGGGCTTAAGCTTATCTAGGTCTCTAAGGCTCTCGGCTATTGTAAAACCACCCCCTTGAGAGTCAATACCAAGTCTGACACAGGGAAATAGCTGCATAAGGTTACGTATCTTGCGAGCACAGAAAGAATAGTAATCATGGGAGTCTGTAAGCCCAACCTTTTTTCTTCCTGCAAAGTCTTTTTTATTTGTAGTCCATGTATAAACAACTCTTTGGTGTTCGGGATGCAGTTCTACCACCACTACTGCAAAATTATCTTGCTCAGAAGCTGGATCAACTCCTATTATATATTTTTTATCCGGCTGACCTCTGGTCATAGAATCAAATGGTTGATCGCACCATTTTGGCCAAGTGGGCTTTTCTACATTGCTGTCATTAGCAACGCACGCATGTATTAAGCTCCTCCTAAAAAATCCCTGACTATCCGATGTGAAGCACGCTCCATATTCCATTTGGTAAATTCCATTGTGCATCGTAGCCCTTGATCTGGCAACCTG